TAGCTTTTTGATGTACTGATAAATGGTGTCCCAAGTATCAGGAAATCGCTGAAAGATTGCGGCAGCATCTATAATTTCTGGTGCATCACTCACGTCGCACCTCCTTCCTTGGTGCGTGCGGCGTCGATGGCGGCGCGGAATGTTTCTGGCGTAAATGACTCGGTGGCTGGATAGTCAAACCAAACATCCGAAACCGCCAGCCAAGACAGCCGCTCCTTGTCCTTCCGCAGCCCGCTGATCTCAATGGTCAGTCGATCATTCGCGTCTCCGAGTGCTTCGACTGTTCCGCGCAGCATAGCCGTCGCCTTCTGCGCTTTCTCTAGCTCAAATTCCAGCCCCCGCACGGTTGACGCTAGATTCTCCTCGCTGTGCCTCAGCGCAGCGTTTTCAAGTTCTAACTCACGAGTGAAGTTGCTCACGATGCACCTCCCTCTCTGCGAGCCTCGTCAACAGCTTCGCGCAGCGTCTCACCATCATAGCGTCCGTCCCTGCACGACACCTCGACGCCACCAGATTCCAGCAGCATATGTATGCTAAACGCCTCCTCCGATAGCCAGTCCATACGTTCCCGGTCTCGGCGCAGCAGTTGGTTGTGCTCCCGCAGGTGATTCATATCTGACACGAACCGCTCACCCAGCAAGGCAGCAACTTGTTCATGCGTGAGATTATGCCCGCCAGCAAGCAGGATGGCTGCGGGATCATTCAGCTTAGAACGAAGCTCGGCATTCTCTGCCTCAAGCTCGGCAATGACCTTCCGATAGTGGCTCGGAAAATCGTACTTCCAACGGGTCTCATTCAGTTGTTCTATCTTCATGTTTTTATGGCGAGCGTTGTGCGGATGCGCTCCCCCCGATCCCACAGGCTACCTAGGTAGATGTTTCTCTACCCCGACATGGAGTCGTTCTTCAGCAGTAGCAGGAAAGTTAGACCTGACGTGGATCAAAGTATCTCCAACGCCACAAGGCGAGAAGATGCTCGAAAATTCTCTGGCTCCTGCTAATCGTTTCGGTGCTGTAGTGGACTACATCGACGCGCCCAATCTCGGTGGTCGAGATGTAGATGTTGTAGCCCTCGGCGTTGAAGTACATCGACCATGCTGGCGTGAGTGCGCCGATGTAGGCAGCGATCTGGATGGGGTGGGTTTCGATAGGCTCCACCACTTGCCCCGGCTTGGTGCGCTTGGACTTGAAGTCAACCACCACAAGCTGCTTGTTTCCAGATTGGTCGGCGGTACGATTGCCATAAAGGTCAACCGTTCCGGCGTAGCCAAGCTCAGGGTTTGTCACGACAGCCTCGCACACCTTATCTGCTAGGCCCAGCTTGTCCACCTCAAGAGCGGCGGGCAATACGAACTCACGGATAGGGATTTCGCGACCATCGGGCATAGCTACCTTCACCGTGCCATCCCAGTTGTCGTGGTCGGCAAGATAGGTCTCTAGGCTGTTGTGAATGAGCGTGCCGAGGTCGGCAGCACCAGCCGCATCAGCCCCGGCCTTCTCTTGGATGCGCCGCTTGTAGCCAGAGATGTCCTCATGGGCTGAAGGCGTGTCCTCGAAACAGGCTTGAATCACTTGACCAATCTTGTATTCCTCAAGGCCGGGAGCAGAGAGCATCTTGCAGATGTCCGTGACGGACGGCAACAGCTTCTGTTCGCGGATGTCCTTGATGGTGGTTGGACGGGTAGGATTCTTGGCCCCCTTTTTGGTCTCTTGGTAGTGGCGGGGTTCTCCCGCTAGGGTGTAGGCGTGCATTAGAATAGTAAATCTACGATTAGGAGGATGATGCCAACGGTGAAGATTGCTCCGACAATCGCACCAGCCACCACGCTCCAGAAGCAATAGTCATCGTCGTTCATTAGAACGGAACCTCCTCGCTGGTTGGCTCTTCAGGGGCGTGCAAGTCCCCAGCCTGAAGACGTGTCGCCACACGGATGAGGCGTGAGGCAATACGCCATACGGCTTCCTCAGTTACACCCAGTTCCTGAGCGTTTAAGGTGTCAACTGCCTTATTAATAGCCATTCCCACCGTCACACCCTCTACCCTAGAAGGCGCAGGAATGGGCCTAGAATCGCTTTTACGGGGTTCTTCCGGCTGAGGGGCAGTCTCGGTAGGGGTCGGTTCTCCTACGGCCTTAAAAACGACCTTATCGCCAATGACTACGTTGGCTTTGCCGTTATAGTCGTCGCCTCGCTTAATGCCGGGGCCAGAAAACTGCACCCGCTTACCATCGACGTGTTCGAAGGTTTTGCTGAAAGAGGTGGCATCAACTACGTTCTGACCATCCCGAAGGGTGGCTTTGAAGATCGTTTTTCCGCTCTTGGTTTGGATGGCCTTGGCGTTGCTCACATCGGCAACGACGGCACCCTTGACATACTCACCGGGATTAACTGACAGGATGTTATTCATTTGCGTTTAGTTATGGTTGCTGACAAAAATGAAGCTATTTGGTGGTCTATCCCTATTCTGATTACATCTCTGTATCATATGCTCGCGTTCTTGCGTACTTTTAACACGCAGAAACGCGAATTTCCCCTTCTTTCTAGGGAATTAGAACGGTAGAGCGAAGACACCACACGCTCCACAGTTCTCTTGTTCATATGCAAAGACTCTGCAATATAGCCATCACTCCCGAAGTAGCCTTCTGGGAATGACGCGATGAAAGCTAATACCATCCGCTCGGCGTGAGATAGGTCTTGCCGCTCAAGGATGTCTGAGTGAATCCAGAGGCCGTTCATGGGTGTGGATCGTCAAGAAGTGGATCGCGGCGACCATGCAGCAACTCGTGCTGATGGTCGAGGAACTGAAGAAGTTCCCGGCGGCGGCGCATGATCGTTTCGTAATCATCTTGATTCACGAAACAATAACGATTCACTGCGTACTCAGAAAGCTCGAACACAATAGTGCGAGCGTCTTCGATGTTAAGGCTCATGTTTCTTTCTTTGTTGGCAACAGGACAACCACCTAAGCCCCCGCATGGGAGCCACTTGCACCCGTGTGCTTGTCCGATAGGACGGCGGTCTTTCCCTGTTAGCCCTGAACGTGTTTCACTTTCCAAATACCATCCACAGGGTCAAGAAAAATCTTGCCCGAAATCATTTCATTGGCGCAACGGTTGAGGGTCGCGGTGCTGATGCCTGCTCGCTCGCCGTAGCTCTTGCGCCCGACGTAGCCCTCACTTGCGGCGCGAGCTAGTGCGTATTCATGGACTACAGCACAAGCCTCCTGCGTGATGCGCGGCATTCCTTCGCGCCATTTGTCGCGCCTCATCATGCCCTTGCCGAAGCCGCTACTGATACGGGTTCGCGTGAAAATGGGGGCTCGGATTCGTTTGTCTGCTGAAGCGTTTAGCTTCGCTTCGTCGCGCTCCATCTGTTCAACGCGCTCGCGCATACGTTCCATGAATCTGACGCAGGAGGATATTTGTGATGACATATGTTTCGCCGCAGACTCATGCACAGCCTAAACCGAAAAACAATCCCCAAAAAATTCCTTATGCCTATATAGGGCTAAATTCCAAAATTTGGCATCTGGTTTCAAAACGAAAAGTTTTTGCAGAAAAGTGCCTTATGCCTATATAGGCGTAATTGTGAAATTTCATTGACCTACGGCAACGCGCATGAGCCGCTTGAAAAACGGCCGGGTCGGTCGGCTCCAGATTTCGCCATGCATTTGCTTTGCAACAGAACGCATTCAGCCCTATCGATTTTATCGCAAGTTGACTGTGCCCATGCCCTAATCGGCTGATGTCCTACTGAGTCCGTAGGGCATAAAAAAGCCCCGGATCGCTCCGGGGCTTGCTTTATCTCCTGCGCCTTCGTTTCGGCCGCCTAGGCTGGGCTTTGTCCCCTAGTCCGGATAACCACCGGATAACGGCTAGTATTACGTCGGGGCTCATTTGCGGAAGTCGTATGCGTAATAAGCAACGGCGGCTAGCTCTTCTGAAACGCGGTAGAGGTCGCGCAATTGCGAACGCATCATCTCCCGAGCTTCCTCAAATGCTTCCGGGCCTTGCGGATAATAGTCTCGAGCGTGAAACTCTACTTCTCGCAAGGCTTGAATCGCATTCTCCGCGGCAACGTGCGCGGCTTTGTAAGTTTCAAAGAGTCGCTCCGGGGTTGTCCCGTTCGGGTGAATGGAGGGTAGTTTCATGGGTTCACGGACAGAACAAATCCCGAAACGTCGCGCTTGGCCGCACCTTTAGCCTTCAACCCCACTACGCAACGCTTAGGGTCCAAAAACCGAAGGTCGCTCATGTCGCCATTGACAACCGGAGAGCCGTGCCAAGTGTGCGGTAAGTCGCCGGAAAAAACGGCGGCGACATTCCCTCCCGCTTCTAAGACGCTTAACGCGTCCCGCTCATTGCATTCCGAACGGCTGAATGTCAGATGATAGTTTGGCGGGAGTTCTCCAGCGGCGAAGCGCAACGCACGGCGCACGTTCTTAGTGTAGTCATAAAACCGAACGTCGGGGAAACGTTGCATGATTTGCAAGCCCTCCCATGGGATGTCAGAAGTGCCGTTTAAACGAACGCAAGGCGTGACTCCGTCACTCCCGCAATCGGCAATGAAAGCTGTGATTTCTGCGAGAAGTTGCGAACGGAAGCCCGCCGGATCATCGAAGAAGAAACGCGCCTTACTGATCCGCGAGTTTTGGACATTCGAGAATGCCCCGCGTCCCGCCGTATAAAGGCAAGCTGCAAGGCATCCCGACGAAGCGTTGGGGCAAAGGTTGCCCCGTCCCGCCACTTTAGCCGGGGCTAGGTAGAGAATAGCCGTCCGCCAACCATACGCTTCCCCTTTGCTTGTCTTAGCGTCACTTCCTACGGAAAGGAGTTTCATTTGACCGCCTCCCGCAACTCGGCCTTTACGCGCCGCGCTACGTCACCGCGCCACGTCCCTGCATTATTTAGGAAATAGAGAATAATGGTCCGGGCATCATCATAATAAAACGAATCTCGAACGGTGTTCAAATGGTCCATTGCCTCCAAGTACGGACGGGCCGCAACGTGCACGGGTTGCCAATTGCGGCGGATTTCTGACGCGATTTCGAATATCTGTCGGCTCATTTTTTTTGTGTTTTTTTGGGTTTTGGTTTCACCGCCCAACTGAGGCGGAAATTGTGGAGTGCGCTTGCCGCACCTTTTGCCAATAACGGTCCGTAGCGCGTTTGTTTCGCGGTCCATTAGGTCCGCCGTTCCAAATCCTCGCGCGGGTTTCGTCCGTAATAGGGTAGCCGTACCGCGCACCGTAGAAATCCGTATAAATCCGGAACATATCCGCCGCCTTTGTTAAGTCGCGCCTATCGGCTAGGTTATACCGCGTTCCGGCTATCCGGTTTACATCGCGCACCGTAATTTCCCAAATTTGGGCCGGACCAACGGCCCTCCCGTTATCCCCTACGGCGTTAGGGTTGCCGCCACTTTCAACGGCTACAATTGCGGAAAAGAGAAGAGCGAGGGAAGCAGTCATTTGTGTATGTTTTCCTAAGCCTAGCCTTAGCCCGTAGCGTGTCAACACTCGAAATCGCGAAGCCCGCGCACCCGACTCATCCCCTCTTAGTTAAGAGAGAGATAGAGAGAGGAAAGGAGAGAAGGAAAGAACGGCATACCATAGGGTCATCGTAGGACTAAGTAAGGTCAGAGTTAGGGTCAGCGTACGGGTCAGAGTCAGACACCGCACGGCCGCCGGAATGCATTCCTCTCCTTTAGCAAATGCGCAGTAAATAAGCGTTTGCCAGCACCTTGCCATGCAGCACACTTGCGCGAGACAGGCGTTTGCGAGGCATTCCGTTTGCACAACCTAGTGTCCTACCAATGCAATGCTATTGCTTTGCAATAGGGGGGGGAGGGGGTCGCGTGTGTGTTAGTGTGTGGACTTGGAATTGGTCAACAAGCCAACTTTAAAAAATTTGCAAATGGCTACCCCTCGCAGAGTGGTGTGTAGACAAGGTGTGACAGAATGTCTCACTTAGGGATGGTTGGTTTTTAAAAAATCTTGCAAATAGGTCTTGACGACTACTTAGCACTACCTGTAGAACGTTTGCATGGGGAGGAAGTCCAAAGCAATTGTGGAGAGTGTAGGGGAGGCGCAAGTTAACCTCAACCACCGCTATATTGAGAAGCGTAAGCCTAAGGAGGCTGCTCTAGCCTTGGATATGCTGGCTAATGGGGAGACGTATGCGAAGGTGATGTCTACTACGGGTATAGGGTTTGTGGCACTATCGGCTTTGAGGGCGCGGCATGAGCGTGCTTTGGAGGTGAGGCGCAAGGAGCTTGCGTTAGATGGTTTTGAGATGGCGGAGAGGATGCGGGCGTTGGTGGCGAAGAAGACGGAGATGTTGATGGAGGATGATGAGGCGTTGATGAAGACGCCGCTTAAAGACTTGACGCTAAGCTATGGCATTAGTGTGGACAAGGGCTTGCAGGCTCTTGGGGAGCAGAAGGTGGTGGTGGAGCATAGGACGGGGAAGCCGTCGCTTGCTGACGCCATGAAGGCTATTGAGGAGGCTAGGGCGGCTTTACGGAATGACACCATTGCAGTACTCACGACCCCTGTTGAGCGAGTGGGACCAGAAGTTGAAGTGGACGGCGACGATGACGAAGGAGGGGACGATAGCGTGGTGGAGTCCCGAGTTGAGGGTTAAGGTGGTATATGTCCCTAGTCAAAATTGAGTTCTGTAAAGCCGATAGCCCCTACTTGGGCATAACGCTTCTTAAGCGAGAGGTTTATGACCGCTCTAGCTATTGGTGGTTTGGCATAGGCTTCTGGTGGTTTCGGCTGTCTTTTAGAACAAAGCACAAGTCTGTATGTCCCTAGTCTGGAAGCAGCACCCAATACTGACGCCTCCTACGATGGAGGAGATGGCGCGGATGGACCCTAAGCAGTTGGTTCAACTGTGGGGTGTCTACCATGAGGCCATTGAGAACGCTGAGCGTGATCCCTATAGATATGGCTTTAAGCTGGTGAATTGGGGCGAGGCGGAGGATCTACTGTCTAAGAAGAACGAGATTCTTGTAAGTGGTGGTAATCGTTCGTCCAAAACGAGTTGGGCTGCTCATGCGGTGGTGAAGGCAGCGATTGAGAACGTGGGGGCGGTTATAATGTGCTTCGCCCAAAATGCTGACGTTTCCATCAGACAGCAGCAGTCCGCGATCTACGATGCGCTTCCCGAGGAGCTTAAGCGCAAAACTCTTGGTACTGAGGAGAATGTCTCCTACACGCGAAAGAATGGCTTTAGCAAGTCGAGCCTCATCCTGCCGGGGAGCAAGAGCCACATCATCTTCAAGACCTACTCCCAGTTCTTAAATAACGACACCATTCTTGAGGGTGCGGAACTGGGTAGCCGTATCTGGAAGTGGATCAATGTTGGTGCGTGGTGCGATGAGTATCTGATTGGCCCAGAGTTGTTGAACACGTTGCGTTTCCGTCTGGCTACGCGCAATGCCAAGATGATTGTGACGTTCACCCCTATTGATGGGTATACGGAAGTGGTCCGTGACTATCTAGAGGGTGCGCGGACGTTGGAGTGGAAAGAGGCTGAGCTACTCAACCACCGGAAGGTTCCGTTCTTACAGGAGAGCAAGAACCGGAATGCGGGCATCATCTACTTCCATTCCCGCGACAATCCCTTTGGCGGGTACGAGCGTATTGCTGAGGATCTAAAGAATCGTCCCGAGGACGAGATTCTATGCCGTGCCTACGGCGTTCCGACGAAGAGCAAGAGTACCCAGTTCCCCAACTTCTCGGTAGAGGTGAACGTCGTACCGCATGAGAAGATCCCTACCAAGGGGCTCACGCGCTACATGATCCTTGACCCCGCTGGCCGAAAGAACTGGTTCATGGCTTGGATTGCCGTTGATGAGAGCGGTACATTCTGGGTCTACCGGGAATGGCCGGATGTCAACGTGGGGGATTGGGCCAAGTGGCATGGCGGGAAGTGGATTGGGGGCGAAGGCTCTAAGGGACTAGGTTACGGCATTCGTGATTATGTGGAGTTAATTGGTAACTTGGAGGAAGGCGAGACTGTCTTTGAGCGGTTGATTGACCCACGCTTGGGTGCCGCAAAGTACCAGACGCAGAATGGGGCTTCGTCCATCATAGAGGATCTGGCTGATGCTGGGCTTACCTTTGTCCCGGCCCCCGGCTTGGACATTGAGGACGGGCTACAGGCGTTGCAGACCAAGATGGCCTACAATCGCAGGGTACCCATGGATAGCGTCAACCGCCCACACTTCTACATTTCTGATCGGTGCCAAAACATTATTGCCGCGCTACAGGAGTACACGGCGGATGGTGGGCCGGATGAGGCACACAAGGATCCTATCGACGTGCTGCGGTATGCGGCGATTGATGGCATCCGCTACGTTGACGATAAAGCATTTAACAAGTCTCGAAGAACTACAGGAGGATACTAATGGAACCTATCAATACCCCCATCATTGCTTTGGCCGACAAGCTGGGCAAGACCGTCAACGATTTGTTGGCTATTAAGAACACGAAGCTGACCAAGGGCCAGCACTACACGGGCTATGGCAAGAACACCTACTTTACCCCCGAGGGTGTGGCCGAGGTAGAGCTTGCGCTAGAAGTGCCGCTGGCTGTGCCTAACAAGCTAAACGGTGTGGTGCTACATCCGGCGCGTAACCCCGACTGGGTGATGGTGAAGCTAGAGCATAAGGACGGGAAGATCCCGGTGAAGATTGGGCGGAAATACCGTGGTAAACTTATTGGCAAGCGCATCGTCATTGATGCAATCACAGACGCAAGCGGATCAACTACTTACCGTCATGCAGAACTCCGAGGATGACCCAACATCAAACAAAGAGTGGCTAAGTGAACAAGTGGATCGTCTGCTTGGGTTTGAGATATTGCATCGAACCCTACACGCCCAGTATCAACCAATCGAACCAACTGCCCTCTCCGACAAAACCGGACTAGACCGTAATGCGGCTAAGCGGATTGTAACTCACCTTAGATCCATTCTGAAATGATTAACGAAGATAACGCCGAAGCCCTGACCTACGTTCAGAATACCCCGAACGTCAAAGCACTTGTCGATGCGTTCGACCGCACGGCGAACGATTTGGAGTTCTACTTTGACCAATGCCGCGACAGCTATGACTATCGCCGCAACATCTGGCCGGGCAAGTCGGACGATCTTCGTAAGCATGGGCCTGATGCGTTTCCGTGGGATGGTGCTGCTGACAACGAGGCACACGTCATCAATGAGCGCGTCAATCGCTACGTTGCTATCTTCATGGCCGCTCTTACGCGAGCCAACATCCGTGCCTATCCTGTAGAGGCTGGCGATATTGGTCGCGCTCGCACGGTGAGTGCGTTCCTCAAGTGGATGGTGGCTTCCTACATCCCGCAGTTTAAGCGGCAAATGGAGCTTGGTGCCAACTACCTGCTGGAGCGCGGACTGATGGTGACTTACGTTGGCTGGCAGCGGGAAGACCGCACGTTCAAGCAAACCCTATCGCTTGACCAGTTGATGGCTATCAGCCCCGACGTGGTAAAGATGATTCTGGAGAAGCAGAATGACGCGCAGATGATTGCGCTGCTCCAAGCTCAGTTTAATGGAATCCCCGAAAAGAAAGCTAAGCGTATCCTTAATGACCTACGCAAAACTGGTACGGCTGAATTTCCGGTGGTTAGGCGTAGTGTTGATCGTCCTTGGGTGCAAGCAGTTGCGCCGGATGGGGACGTTCTTTTCCCGGCCTATGCCACCGATCCTCAACGCGCTCCTTATTGCTTCTGGCGTGTGCTAATGACTGCGCAGGAACTGCGTAACAAGATTAGCAG